CCCCGCTTCCTACCGCTCTCAATTCGAACGCTATCCATGCCACCTCCATCCCATCCATGACCAGATGCCCCCCTCCCTAAATTCTGCAAACTTGGGGAGGGGGCTTGTCATTGCAATGCCTCGCAAAAGGCGGGGGATCCCGCCATGCCTAACTCGCTGTAAACGCCAGCGTGGTCGGGTTGAACGTCCCGGCAACCGGATCACCCAGGAAGTTGATCGTATAATTGATCTTCGCCGCCACACCACCATCCCCGCCAAACTCGTCAATCTGAATTGAGACTGCCTGCTTCTCCGCCGGGTACGTCCCGGTTGTCGGCGTCTCGTACAACCACACATTGACGATCTCGGTTTCAGCAGCCGAAAGCACCGCCCTGGTTTTCCGCAGGTTGTCGATATACTCAAACACCGCATCCCCATTGATTGCCGATGCCTCAATGGGCATATTCGGCTTGTACGCCTCCACGATCGTACTGCCCGAATCCTCGTGGATGTAGGTTTCCTCGCTGGTTTGTGGGTTGTACTGAATCGCTGCAGTCGTCACCCCATCCCCAATCAGGGACCAGACCGGCACTGCCAGCGTCCCCGTATTCAAAAACGTCTTAAACTCCGATCGTTTTACCTTTGCCATTGCCTTCTCCTTTTATGGTTGCTGTTCATACACCAACCGGCACGTAATTTGGTAAATTCCCGTATCGCTTTGCCCCTGCTCAAACAGGTAGCCCCAGCCAACAGCCTCAATGCTCACCGCCGTCTTCCCACTCCCCAGGCTGGGTAAAAGTCCTGCTACCGTCTGGCTTTCCAGCCAATCGGCAAACGCCTCGTGGAATCCAATCGCTTCCAGCCGTGCCAGGTCATCCGCCGTCGACTCCATGCTTTGAAACGCAAACGGGAACTCCCGCAGGCTCGCCCCGTTGATATAACGCTCGATGATCTTTGCCCCTGGCAACGGCACAATTGCATACTCGCACACACCGGGACCCAGCGCATCCACCCATAGCGGCGCACCCGCTACCAGCCCAGAATACCCCGCCAGGTACGTTTTCACCGCCGATGCAATGCTCGCCACTATCCACCTCCCAGTAGGCGTTGCGCCCCGGCAAGGATGGTCTTCACGTGTACCGCCTTCATCCGTTCAAACCAGTACGGACCCCGCAGCGGACCTGTCTGGCTGCCCGGCTGGCGGGGGGAGTAATACTGCCGCCTGGCGTATGGCGCAATCCACCGCACTGTCCCGGATCCAACCTCCGTCCCCAGGATGCCGCTTTTGATCAACACCCCCGTCCGCAGTGGGATATATGGATCACACAGGCGCAGCACTTCACCATCAACAAACTTCTGCGCCTCCGAATAGCGCGTCAACCACTTCTGCCCGAACCGGGTATCCCACACCAGCTCAGCTTTACCGTTCCGGTTGGTGGTCACAAATCCCCGGGGAGTTTGAATAAAGACAGCCATCTACGCCGCTCCAATCTGCCAGTGCCGCAGGTGCAACGAACCCCGGTCCAGCCGGTCCACACTGCGCACCGCCGCACTTGCCGGATACTTCGCCCGTAAATCGCTCATCGTGAAATTGTCCGTAATTACTTCCGTCACCAGCCCGCGCACAATCACATCCCCCGGCTGCACCGTCATCTCCCCCCGGCTGATTGGCACATACACTGTCACCCGGTTAGCCTCCAGCAACCCGGATTGGATCACATTCGCCGCCTTGCATTCATCCCAGTACACATCCCGTACATGCGAAATCGTCCAGGTCTCTGCGCGCGTCGCCGGGTTCACTCCCTTCGCGTAGATCGTCAGGTCGGCATTTGGTTTCACGCTTCACCATCCGCAAAGCCGCGATACATCAAGTCGGTATTCCAAAGGTAGGTTCGTGCCGCATCGCGCAGCCGTCCGCTTTCGCGGCTGCCTGTGGCAGCATATGTCACCTGCACATTGCCAACCCGTTCGCTCGCCACCACCCCACCTGCCTGCTCCAGCGACTGGATCATCTCAGCCACTGCGCAGGTTGCCAGCTCAATTTTCTCAATCGTTGCAGCATCGGTGTCAGCCGCCACCACTGCTGCTGCCCTGCCAAACGTTAACTGGTCAATCTTGGCGCTTGCCAGGGCAGCCAGGCGTGGAAAATCCGCCTGGGCTATGGCAGTCCCCAGGAACGTGGCACTGTAAAACGTGAAGTCTGTGTACGCCATAGCCCGGTCCTTTTAGAACACCATCCAGCAGATCACATCCCCGGCGGTAATCTTGTATGTCGATCCATCCTCAACCGCCAGTACACCAGATGTCAGGCTTGCTTTCACATCGTTGCCGATGTTCACACCCGACCGGAAGACCTGCACCATGAAACCCGTTGCAGTCGGCTGCCCGGTATCAAACTCAACTTTGTTGGCAGTTGCATCGTCACTGGTGGCAACATGGCTGCCACTGACGATCAGTTTGCTCATCCAATCAATCCCGGTTAGTTTTGCCATTGTTCCTCCTGTTACGCCGATGCAGCGCCCTCCACGTAGTAGAGATAGCCGGTCAGTTCTCCAGCGGTCAACGCACTCACCGCCACCGTGCAGGTAATTTCTCGCACCGCCGTCAACTTGATGCTGGTGCTTTCCGGCGTGTTCGCCTTCGGCACAATCGCCTTCCTGCCAATGGTGGAGTAAGGCGCACCCGAAACCGCTGTTGCGGTCTGAATGTCATTTGCAGTCTGCACATGGATTGCAATCGTCCCATTGTTGGCATTCTCCGAAGTAAATGCCGTATTTACTTCAAAGAACCCGCCCACCACAATTGCATTTGCAGGCAGAGTAACACCCACTCCGTGCGCACCGATTGCCCGGTTGGCGTCCACCCCGGCATCAAACAGGAACCGCGCCACTCGCAAAACACCCAAACCACCGCCCGCCAGATCCCCGCTCATCAGCGGTTCCAGCGTATCAAAATTGTCATTCACATCCTTCAGCCAGCCCTGGATTTGAACCGATTTCAATTCGGGCATCTCCTCACCTCCTTAGCTGTTCTTCTTGTGCAGGTAGATGCCGTCCACCTTGTTCTCGTACACAAAGGCATCATGATACAGGCGGAACTGGAACAGCCAGGCATCCGCCGTCTGATTCTCGTCCGGGCTGAAGATCTTCGGCAACGCCAGCTTGGTCGGCTGCAACACCGCACTGGGGTGCACCAACAGGAAGTTGATATCCCTGCCCGTTGAAGCCGTCTTGCTGTAACCACCCGCATTCGAAGCGGATCCGGCATCCAGCGTCACCTGGGTGTAAAACCGGCTCTGCGGCACAGGCACAACCCGCACCCCGTCCAGTGCAACCACCCGGCGGTCTGCACTGGTCTCATTCCCCAGTGTGCGGCTGATCGAAGCCTTCAGCAGGCTGTACAGATTGCTGGAAATGTACAGGATGCGTCCCTCGGCTGGCACCTCATCATTATCCATCTGGGTCATTGCCGCATCAAACGCAGCCAGCACCGCCGCTGCAGTGCCCAGCGTCGCTTCCGACGTTGTCGAGATGCCCGACCAGCTCGCATACTTCGCAAACCGGTAGGCATCCACTTCCGGCGCAACCTGTGTGCGAATGAACTCGCCCACCAGCGTACCAAACGCCTGCCCCAGGCTTTCCTCATCGTCCATGCGGTCAATGCTGAATGCCCGCCCGCGGGAAGCCGTGAGCTGCATCGTCTCCCAGGTGCCGGTCACGTCACCCGCAGGGTAGCCGGTTGCCCGGCTGTACGTGCCCAGCCCAACCACGCTGGTTTTAAATACCTTCACCTCGTTGGCTGCCCCGAACTCGACCGGTTTGGTCAGTGCATCCATTGCAGCCGTCAACGATGCCGCCTTGTAGATTTCGTCCAGCAGCGGCAGAAACTTGTTTGCCAATGAAATGGAATTTGTCATATTATTTTTCTCCTTTGGTTGACAATCCAGCTGCGCGTCGTGCCGCCAGGATCACCGGATCGCCAATCACAGTTTTTGGTTGTCCCCCGGAAACAATTCGCGGGGTTGGTTGATCGTCCTCGAACAGGTAGCCGTTCTCCGTTTTGATATTCTCGAGCTGCTCAGTCAAGCCCACAATCGAGCCATCATCGTTCAGCTTCATCCCGGCAAGGTCCAACAGCGCCCGCACTGCTTTGGCGTTCTTCGCCTTTGCGCCGCTCAGCGCCCCATCCAGGGCATGATTGAACCGCAGATCGTCAAGCTGCTTTTTCGCGTCCACCTCAGCCTGTTCAGCTTTGGCTTTCCACTCATCAGCCGCCCGCCGGATGCCATCCACATCCATGCCCCGGAAGGCTTCAATCTGATTGTTTGCCTCGCCCAGTTGGGCTTTCAGCCCATCCAGTTCGGTCTGGGCAGCCGTCAGGCGGGTCTTGTGGGTTTCAATGTCAGCGCCATGCAGCGCCATAACCTTATCAACCACCTCGTCAGCAATACCCAGTTTGATCAAATCTTCACGCTTCATCCTGTTCTCCTTTCATCTCCGTGCTTACCCTTGTTATCGAAGTCGGGTCTTCGCAGCCGTTGCCCCTTTTACGCATGGCAAATTGCGAATGGTGGAAAACAAAAAGCCCCAGCAGCCTGCATTTCAACAGGTGTTGGGGCTCTCATTCCCTGACGGTTTTACCCGTGAGCTATTGAGTTAAATGAATTTTACAACAATTTCAGAAAATTGCAACCCCGTTCTGAACGCACCAATTGGGCTTGATTTCACTTCTTTCGCGTGCTATAATTAGGGTGCCTGAGGTGAGGAAATTCCACCACTCACGCACTGAGTTCGAGAAATCGACCAGTCAAGGAAGACGCTGGGACTGGTGGTCCAGCCAGGCAAAAAGCCGAGTTAGCTCGGCTTTTTTATTATGCTTCTTCCCGCTTTGATCCCTTTCAAATATTCTGACCTCCTAGCTTTTCTCATACTATGGACTGAATTCAATTTCTCAGGATTGTCCGATATCCATAACGCTACTCGTAGAAGATGTTTATCATCAAGTTCTAAGTAAAAAATTGCCATTCGTGGATCGGATGTGTTGATATGAACATCTGTAAACTGCAAAATTACCTTAGGTAGGTAATCCTCGAGATCTATCATCTCTTTATGTTCTTGTAGATAATGCCCTCTCCGTTCGCCAGTCAGAATAATTTGGTCGGTTACAATATCCTGCCAATGATCCACAACGGGCTCTGGTAACGTTCCAATATTCACAATGCGGTTTGGGTCGTCCAGCTTCTTGATTTCATCAATAATTCTGCCTTCTTCACTAATTGGAGCTGCCCCCATAGTAATTCCATCCACATCCTGAATCGCTCCGCCATCTGGTTGAGAGGGAACCACTGGTAGCCCTTTCGAAGAATCCCCACTTTCCGCCCGGCTTTCCACCCACTCCCTTTCAGGCTGGCGCTGCAAGCCTGTTTGCTTTATGAATTCCCGCATTCGCGACTGCCACTCGCGCACCTTTGCCGTCTCCGCCGGGTGCGCCAACCCCGCCGCCTCCAGCGCCCCCGCCTGTCTCTTCCAATACCGAATCTTCCGCTCAATCGCCCGCTGCTTTTGCGTTGCATCGTACAAGCTCATCTCCTGCCCGTTGTACGTTACCCGCTGGTTGGCATATAACTCCAGATCCGCCTCCTGGTACGCCCGTTCGCTGATCCCCTCGTAGAACGGGTAAAAACTATGCCGGCAGTTGATTCCGCACAACCCGCCGGGTGTACCATATCCCGTTGAGCTGACAAAATCCGGATACTTGTCACTCTTCCCACTCCGGCTGAACACCCTTCCCTGCCACACCTGGTGTGTTGGCCGCGCCCCACCATGCGCACTCGTCGCCACCAGGTCACAACCCATCTCATCCGCCCGCTGCATTTGCAGTTCCCCTGTCGTCTGGGCAACACCTGTCAACACCGCCCGTCGCACCGCCACATCCAGCGCATCCCTCCGCCCGGGGTATGTCACTGTCTCCAATCCCCGCTCTGCCAGTCCGGTCACAGCATGCCGGATGGCGGAAATATAATCGAACGCGCCAGTCGTCACCTGCATGTACCCCAGGTCTGCCGCCTCGATGAATGCATGCTGCGCGTCCACCGCTGTGGACATCGTCAGATTGCGAATCACCCCTTGCGTCTTGCGCAGCCCGGCAGCCAGCACTTGCGCCATGCCTGGCGAAAGATTCAGCGGTAACGGGTCCAACCCAACCCGCCGGTAGATTGCATCATCGAAACGCAGCGCGGTCACCCCCGCCTGCTTGAACATCGCCCGCAGCGTGGCTTCCGAGATGCCCGTCAGTGCAGCAATTCGCTTTACAGCATCCTTGTACACCAACCCACTCTCAATTAATCGCTGCATCTGCCAGGCTGCCGTGGATGTGGCAAAGTCCAGCCTGCCAATCCGCCGCGCAATGTCCCGAATGACACTGTCCATGTACCGCCGGTACAGCGCAACAATGGGATCTGTCAGCGTATCTAGCTGGTCCGATGTCAGCACAACTTACGTCCCCCGGAAGAAGTCAGGCTCTTGCGGCTCCTCAGCTGTTGCCGCCGCCAGCCTGGCTTTTGCCGTTTCCTCATCTTCCCCAAAATTCCGCATTCGAAACTCCACCTTGCCCATGATCCCCACGCTCACCAGGCGCATATCCTGCTGGAACTGCGTATCCTTGTCCACAATGACGGAATCATCAAAACTGTACACCGCCTGATACGTCCCGATTGGTGCCAGCCTGCCCAGCGTTGTCCAGATATCCATCGCATACAGTAAATCGTCCAGTGCATATTGCAGCGCCTTCTGCGTATCTGCGATGGTGGCATAACTGCGTTGGTTGCTGATCTTCAACTCAGTGGCAGTTTTATCCACTGTATTCGGATCGCTCAGCGTGCCATATGCCAGCCCGCACGCAAATTCAATCTTGCGCAGGATTGCATCCAGTCCATTGAGGATGTTTGCCTCCCGCAGGCTGGGCGTCCACTCATGCAGCATGGCATCATCCTGTCCGCCGGTATCCATTGTGCGATATAACCGTCGATTCGGCAGCACCGGCTTGCCATCTTTGTCTTTGCCAAACGCCAGCACATCCACATACAACGCCCGCTGCCCGCTCTCAAATTCCCACATCAGATTCGACCACTGCCGATCCGCCTGCTCAATCAGGTCAACTGCCCGCCCATAACAGCTCACCCCCAGCGGACTGGCAGGGTCAATATTATTTGCCAGCGGGTATCTGAAATAGGCAAACAACGGACGGTCGATCCCGGTGATGGTCGCCTCTGGCTGCAAGTCCTGCCAGGCATCCAGCACCGTCAACGGCGCCTGTGTTCCCAACATATCCCGTGTGTGACTGCGGTACACTGCATTGCGGATCACGTACCCCTCCGATGTCAGGGCATGGTACTCCAGGCGTGTGTAAAACGTCCCTCCCACCGTCCGCTGATCGGCAAACACGCAGCTGGTCATGTTCCCATTGGCATCAAACCCCACCGGATAGAACTGATCTGCCTGCACGTAGTCCACGTCAATCAGTTTTCCGTTGATATATGGCTTGAACACCAGCCCGCCTTTTGCTGCCCCCAGCTCCACCATCCGGCGCAGCTTTGGAATCACCCGTGCCAGCTGCCCTGCCAGGTAATCTGCCCGCGGGCTGCCTGCAACAT